GTCTTATCTTATACTGTTCTTGATCAATTGTCAAGAACCTTTCGTAATTATTCATCAGATTATCTAAATCAATCCATATGATATCATCCTCTAATTGTGTATTCCAATCTGGACCAAACGTGACCAGCTCATCCAGTATGATCAATGTCTCTAGAGACACACGGCCACCTAGAAACTCTCTCATTAATTTAGGGTGTTGCCCATTCGTTACTGTAAACAAATCCTCAAACGCATCTACGAGAGGTTTCATCTCCACCTCAAAAAGATCAAAGAAGCCCTGGCGTTTCATTTTCCATGACTCATAGTTCTCATCATTGAAGTTGGCAATATACCCCCTCTTGTCTTTGATGAAATTTGATACAAAGTAGTTTTGAATTTCTTGTTCTGTCTTGTACTTGCGAGCCAATCTAACGAAGAACGACCTGTCCTTGCGTTTATAGAAGGTGTCTCGCTTGATACGGGTCTTACCTTTGTATGTTACAAAGTCATAGTCACCCTTACCAAAGTGTGCTTTCATAGCACAGTACATTAGATAAACGTCAATCGGTTCCATTGCAGATACGCTTCGATACCCAATCAGTTAAAATGCAGGGAATTACCCCGTGAATAATTAGAACGATAGCCATTACCCACGCATGAGCAAGGTGCATAAAATAGTTAGTGTTGTTTTCTCTAAGATGTTTCATCAGTCCATAAACTCCCTGTCTTTAATTAAATGATGTAATCTATGTTTGACTACAGTGAAGAACAGAGCAAATAAATTATTTGCCGTGTATGTTCCGTTTGGAACTTTCAGTTCATATGTCATATGGGGAGTTGCGCCTGTTTAGGTAGGAAGTTTAGTTCCCGTGCGTTTGCTTCAATTTTCTCTTTGAGACTTTTGGAAATTAACTTACCTACCGTATCCGGTTCAATGTCTTGTCGATGGCAGTAATCAAGTACTGCATCCATATGTGAGATATTTTTCTCTATCGCAAGACGTTCAATTTCCATTGAAAAAGTTTTTGCTGTGTTTAGTGTCATTATATACTCTTGTAATTTATTAATAAAATGGAAAGTTAGATTACATTAAGTGCGACGGGTGACACACGCCTAACTTTCCATCCCGTTATTCTAAGTTTAGAACTTATGGCGTGTTTTTACACCGATAATTTTATCACCTGTGTTAAGGTCATTATCAAAATTAACTTCACCATAAGGCGTAATACCAAAGGATTCATTCACATCAAATGTATACCCTGCGGCAAGTTCAATATTAGAAATCTCTTCTTTATCCCAACTGAACTTTGGTAGGACTGATAAATCAAATCCTTTAATTCCAGCAACAATACCAAATTTTGTGGTAGTTGTTTCCTTCGTTGTGTTACGTTCAGTGTCGGTCACAAAAGACATATCAATATTTGATACAGCAGGCAGAACTGCTTTATCTCCTGCCATTGCAACAGTTGAAATACTGGTTGCAAGTGCAATTCCGATAATTAGTTTCTTCATTTGTTTTAGTCTCCTTTAAAGTTGAGGGGCTAACCATTGGCCCCTCACGGATGTATTACGGCATCACCCGTTAGTCAGGTATTTAGTCTGTTAATCAGACACCCATTGCGAGAGCACGATAACCAGCAGCAATCACAGCACGGGTTGGCGTACCCAGACGATACTTTTTGTATGTCTTGGTTTCCCCTTCAAACGTGCTAACCCGCTTGTTAAGATACACAGGATATCCCTGCATACGGAGAGAACTCATCAATGCCCGGACGTTCTTAACGCCATAACGTGCAGTGATCTGCTTCGCAGTAAGTTCACTACCGTTTTCGAGAGCGGTGATAACCTTAGTTGTCTTCGTACTTTTAGTAGTTGCAGTCATATTATAATTCATCCTTTCAAGATGATGACAATATCATCAGTGACATTGTTTACAGAGTATAACAGGTTATTATCTATTTGTCAAGACCTTTTTTGAATAAAGTGGAAGTTTTTTATCCTGTTGCTAAGAAAAAAACTCCCAAAAAAACTCCGAAAGATTATGCTGCTAGAGCGTAATCTCCATAGTTTGCATTATCGTTTGCATTTACTAATTTGACCAATAACGGAGTCATCCGACAATTCTCCACTCGTCTATTCCAGCCTGTCGATCCTATATCGCCCCCATCATAAACACACGAATTAATTAAAAATGTCATCGTGTTTAATCCAAGCATCACAAGTTGGGCAACCTTCTACTGTATCAGGACAACGTGTTCCAAACAGTTTGTGTGTGTAAATCCAACTAATCAACCTATCTAGCATGTGACTTCCGTATGTTTATGGTGGAGGCGGTGGGTACTGCCCCCACGTCCAGTTCAGTTTTCAATTCGTATCATCAAATTGTATCTTATTTATACCACACGGGAGCTAATAAGTCAAGTACTTTATTGTAAAATTTGCTTTTCTGGTTTCCACCCAAGCTTGACTAAAGTGTTAATATCAGCACAAGTTGTTTCTCTTTCTGATGGTGTATCATCATATCGAACTTCGCCAACAAAACCCATTGATTCAGCAACCTTTAATACCGATACAGATTCACCACTACCTATATCTACTATACTTCCTACAAGCGTATCATAATGTTTTATGATCGTATGAATTGCAGAACACAAATCTTCTATGTGAGTAAAATCTCTATAGTGTTTTGCATTAATATATTTTACTTCATCTTTTAACAACCTTTGGTACAACATATCTGGACGGCCAGGATAGACTGTATGAGGGCGAAATCCTACGGAGTTTGGCGGACGTTCTTGTTCGTTCATCAATTTGTTTTGAGCATATGGATTAGTCACCTCTTTTGCATTTGACGATGACGCAAACAATAGTGGGGTATCAAGAAATGCACATATATGAGCAACCTTACGAAAACCCCATACGTTTACTTCACCATATTGTTCTGGTGAAATAATGGACTTACGAACACCTGTCAACGCTGCTAGATGTATCACCATATCAGGTATGCCTGCGTAAAATGAAAAATCTCGAATAGGCCCAATAAATGGAACTATATCAAATCCTTTATTTTCCAAATACGGTTTTAAGTGAGAACCTATATAACCATCCCAACCTGTCATCATTATCTTCATTATTTTTGTATGTGCCTATTACTTCTTTGAAATTGTATCTTATATATACCACACGGGGACTAATAAGTCAAGTACTTTATTGGCATTCCTTTAATTTTTTCTACGTTAGGCATTAGAACACCATTCATGCCTTGACTAAGAATGCACATTTTATTACCCACCAGTTCTACCACTGTAGTTGTTCCAGTATTCTCGTTTATCCAGAATCCAATACCAGTTTTGTGTTCTGATTCCATCCACGCAGCTGCGGGAACCTCATTAAACTCTTTAATCTTTTTAAGAACTTGTTTTATAGGCCCACATACCACAGGTTTATTTACCATCACAAAATCAGGTAAGTCTTGTAAAATTTCTGGTTCTGGAATTGTTTCTTGCGCTGAGGTTTGGCTACCCATTAACAGAAACACTGCCAGTACTGCTACTAGATGTTTCATTCTGTTTGCTCCATTCTGCAACGGTTTTCACTAGAGCATCAAGGTATTCGTGTTTGTCTCTTACAAACTCTTGGACAGTTCCATCCTCTGTTACTACTAAAATCACTACTTGAGAGATTTCTATGCCAGTTCGTTCTCCGAACATCTCTGCATATGCAGAACCTTGAATGTAATAATTCTCATTCCATTCATCTTTACGCTCTTTGGTTGACGTTTTAAAATCTATAATAGACGGTACACCATTGTACTCTGCGATACAGTCAACCCTTCCCGCTACCTTATATTTATCACTATAGAGCCCTGCTTCTTGTGCATATATGTTATCTATATTGCACAGAACAGACTTTAATTGACTAAAAAGACAATATGGTAAGAAATTCTTCTTGTGTTTCACCCATTCCTTGGGAAAATTGGACTGCATATTGTTGAGGTAGTCCTCACACATGTGGTGAACCTTAGTGCCACGATTAGCAGCAGTTCGTGCTACATGGTTGGCAACTTCATTACCTACCCTCTTACGCCACTCCATCAGACCCTTCTTGTTACGGACTGATAGGACCGTTGTGATTGATGGGTACTTGTTACCCTCTGGTGT